CTTTTTTATCATCTTCAAGTGCCCCTATAGTACCATCCATTATCAATGTTTTAAAATTTTTTTCTATTTTATTTACTAACTTGTCTATTTGTTTATTTTCTCCTGCCATTTCTAATGCAGCCATAAGAGTTGCTATTGATTCTTTTTTAGCAGCAGACATTAATTGGGAACCACCTTTTTTCTTTAATGATATATTATACTTTCCTGCATACATATCTGTTTTTGGTGTATCTTTACCCTTTTCAGAATATTTTTTCCATAAAGGTGTTGTACTGTCTTTAGAAGCACCGTGTTGTTTCATATCACCGCTAATACCAGCTTTCTGAAATTGCTGACCTAATGCTTCTGCTTCTTGATTGTATTTGGGGAAAAATTTTGCAATGCTGTCAAATGCAGCTTTGTCTTTTGCTTTTTTTAAACTATATGGCGGTTTGCCTTGATTATATCCTACAGTAATAATGGATTCATACTCAGCTCCAGATGGACCTGCAGCTTCAGATAATTCTTGTTTAAATGTTTTAAATGTCTTTGACATATCAATACTCCCATGTATAGTGTTGTTTATACTATAAAAGAACTATTTAGTCAAGCAGATACTTGGGAATGCCTCCATTTACACGCCATACTTGATTTTTATTGTGAAAATCTATAAATTCTTCAGCATCCTTCTCAAAATCAAAGGATTTAACTAATTCTTTTAGTTTTTTACCTGCCTGTTGAAAAACTTGAAACAATATATCTTTTTTGATTTTTTTTGTTTCTATTGTATAGGATACTTTATTCGTATGTGAAATCTGAAAACTTTTCGTATTTTTGTTCTGGTGTTTCTTCTTTCGTAATTTTATGTTCGACATATTTTTCCTCCTGTTCTGGTTGTATCAGATTTTGTGCTGCTTGTTCTATATCAAACAACTTCATCCTAGACCTATCAACACCTATAATAAATTTTCTATTCATTGTAAGGTCATTATATCTGTTCTTTAATTGTTTTACTAACATTTGTCCTGCTTTTTCTAATTCTTCACCAGATATTAAAGCAAACATAAAGTCCGCTGTAGCAGGTAAACCAAAACTTTCTGCTGTATCTTCCATTCCAACATCTGTGGACACAAATCCTGTTCTTGTTGTTTGCGTTGCTGTGACAATTGGCAAATCCAATTCTACTGCCAATCCTCGTAATTCTTCAGCAATCGCTTTTACATAGGTGTAAGAGTTAACATTAGCACCTGCTTTAAACCTAGATGAAGCACAAATATTAATGTAATCAACAAATATGATATCTGGTTTGAATGTTCTCTTTAATGCCAACTCATTTACCAATGCTCGATAATGATTTGTACCTGCATTAGCAGTTGGATATTCTTTAATGATTAATGTACCTGTTGTTTTTGCCTGAAGTTGTACCACTTTATCCGTAAACATTTTTTTATTCAACATATGTAAATCTTCCATAGAAATATTAAGGAGATTAGCGTCTATTCTTTCTGCAATTCTTTCTTCTGCCATTTCCATAGTAATATACAACACATTTTTATTTTGTGCTAAAGCAGCAGCTGCTTGATGACACATAAACAATGTTTTACCAATACCTGTACCTGCAAGTGCTACATTTAATGTTTTTGGGGGAAGTCCACCTTTTGTAACTCTATTAAAAAAATCCAAATCAAAAGGTATTCTATTTTCTTTTTTGTGGTAATAATCAAATCTTTTTTCCGTATCACCCAAATAATCATGTCCTACTTGCCTATCAAAACTTACAGCAAGAGCGTCTGATAATATATCTGGTATCGCTTCTGGTGTATGTTTTGTATCTCTACCATCAATAATATGGATACCATCCATAATAGCATTATGTATAGCACGGTCTTTACAAAATTTTTCTGTTGTATTGACTAACCAATCTAAATCAACTTCTTCTTTATTAAGAGTAGAAATCAAATCTACAATATTCTGATATTCCTTTTCATTTAAATCTTTTCGTTTACCTATGTCAATTTGTAAAGTTTCTTTTGTTGGCGTTTTATTATATTGAGATATGAATTTTTGTATTTCCGTGAAAATAATTTTTTCACTTCTATTCTCAAAATAATCTGCTTTAAGAAAAGGCAATACCTTACGAGTATATTCCTCATTATGGATTAAATTTTTAAGAGCTGTTCGTTCTATTCTTTCCGCTGTTACCATCCATATCCTTTTCTGTTTCTACTGCCAAAATATCACCAATAGTAGTTATAAAATCTTTACTGTTTATATCTTCACTATTAGGATTTTCATGAACATTATATTCAAATTTTAATCTCAACTTATCTGTTTCTTTATCCTCAATAAATTTCACTTTACCATAAGTATAAATTATACCCCTATATTGTCCTTCTTGTATATGGAAACCTGTATGTTCTTTTGTGGGATTTTCCACATAATTATATTTCGGCATTACCATAAGAAAACTCTTTTTGTGCAACCTCATCTATTTGTTTCAATATATCATCTGTAAAATATTTTTCTGGTTCATTATAAATTGTTTTAGCATACTGTTTAGTACCATCTGGTAATTCTATCCTTGTAGACACTTGTTTAAATATTCCGTGTTTGGTTGCCAAGTCAAGTAAACCATAATACCTATCTAAACCTTTATCATATCGCAATCTCACATCAACCAACATATTCTCTTTTGATAATCTGGATTTATGTGTTTTACAATGAATAATATTACCAACAACTTCCGTACCTTCTTTATCTTTTTTCCTTGATAAGTAAATAATTGAAGAAGCAGCATACTTTAATCCTGAACCACCTCCCATTTCTTTCATTGGCATATATGCACCAACAACATCATAAGTGTGGTTTGTAATTACCATAGGCACTTTAGCACGACCCAATTTTAAAGTTAATACCCTAAATGCAGCTTTCAACACTTGTGCTCTGGTCATATCTCTTGTTTCTTTTCCTTCGGCAGTATCTTCTACTTCTTTAGTGGTCGATAACATACCTAAACTATCCAAAACAAACAAAATAGGTTTTCTATCTGCCCCATCTTGACTAATATATTTTTCTAATACTGCTAATGATTGTGTTCTAAATTCTTGAACCGTAGTTACAGGCATAATGACCATCCGTTTGGAATCAACACCCCTATTTTCAATTAATTTTTTTGTTAATGCACTTTCACTTTCAAAGTAAATAACACCACCCTCTGGATGATTATCTAAAAAATGTTTACACATTCCCAATACAAAAAATGTTTTACCTGTTCCACTTTCACCAGCAAATGCTGTAATCTTGTTGGAAGGCATACCGCCATATATTGAACCAGATAATAAAGCATTAAAGATATGAGAACCTGTATCAATAAATTTATCTACATCTCCGGCTTCAACACCTTCACTCACTAAACTAGCATATTCATTACCAGTTTCTTTTATTATTTGTTTTAAAAAATCAACCATCTTCTTTCACTTCCTGCTTTTTAGAATTTTCATATTTTCTAACTTGTAAAGTCAATTTGTCCCATAATTTACCTACCGTAGTCAATTCAGTACTTCTAATAGCACCTCGTTGAACAGAAGCATCTATAACTTTTAACATAGTTAAAAAATCCTCTTGTGTAATCACCTGCTCCTGTACTTTTTTTAATAACTCTTCCATTATATCACACTCCTTTCATAAAGTCAAGCCCAAACATATTGGTTATTAAATTGTATATTTTTTCTTGTTTCACACCACTTTTCATAATCTTCTCCTTCAATTCTCCAGTCTGGATTATCTGGCACATAATTTTTTGGTACTGTTTGCCAATCCTTTTCTTCCATTACATAAAACATATCATCTATTATAATTTCATCATCATCATATTGTATAAAACCACCACCAGTATCACTTGCCGCCTTTTGAACCTTATTGAATATCCCTCGCAACCAATCTTTTTGGTATTGCTTTTGTCGTTGATAATCATAAAAAGGTTTTAATTTTTCATAATCACTTTTGCTTATCATCATTTAATATTTCTACACAATAAAATTCTAAATTTTCTTCTTTAATTGCTCTTGCAGTTTTACAATCATATCCAGTAACTGCTGACACTCCTATATCCGTAGTATTTTTTTCGCCATTAAGGGTTAATGATCCATCTAATGCTGA